GCTGCGGTGAAATGAGCTGAGCGGTTCCCCCAAGGACAAGTGCTGCACCAATGCCTCCAATAGCCGTTGATGCTGCTGCGCCAAGAGTAAAAGTTCCTGCTAAAACATTTGACCCAAGTCCCAAAAATCCAGCCCCTGTAGGGGCCAAAAGAATTGCTGCAGATATGAGTGCCGCGCCACCAAGAATCTTCCCAACACCGCCACCAGCACCTGTAATCACAGGAATTACACGCACAATGTCAGTAGTGCTCAGAGGAAAATGTAATTGCTCTGGGTGATCGGCTAAGTCAAGTTCAAAATCAGTAGCTGCAACTTTGTAATACCCATCGCGCATCAACCCCCGCAAATCAGGAAAGTTGCAAAGCAAAA